GCTCTGTGATTGTAGCTCCCCAGCTCATAGGTACCGGCATGGTCATAATACCACGAGTACCAAGACTGGAAAGCGGTTTAGCTACTCCTTTGAAATTGATATACGCTCCTGGTCTAATTTTATTCTGCGTTAAAAATGTTCCTCCAGCCATTTGCTTTCCTCCTTCTTTTTATTGATTAATGATATCAAGCGTTTCCATAGATGGAACTGCCGCTTCAACCATCTCAACCATCTTCATCTTGACTACATAAGTCACAAATACTTGCAATACATCATCTACTATCTTGAAACTCATCTGACTCCCTCTGATTGGTTTCATATCTTCTATCGGCTCTCCCTCAGCATCATAGCGTCCCAAGAAGATTGGGACCTCTATCTGAGTAAGACACTCAAGAAGTTTATTGCCAATGTCTGCGAGCGTCTGATAGCGTTTCAAATCATTATCCTCTGGATGATATCGAACATTCATTTGATAAACTCTTTCGTAGTTATTTCTCATCAACTTTTCCTGCTCTACATCCATCTGCCAAATGAAAAAACTTGGTTTGTCCATACCCTGCACCATCTGCTCTTTATAGATAGTTGGGTAAATGGTAATTGGGGGTTCGCCTGATGTGACAGCAAAACTGCTTTTGATTTTTAACGATATTGCACTTTTAATGCTTTCGCCCATTATTTCTCCTACCATCAGGCTACCCCCAATCCTTTAATAAATTCTTTGAATGCCCGGTCATACCTCATAGGCAATTCCCGCTCTATCTTGTTAATTGAAATCCTTGCCATGTGATATCCCGGAACCCATCTCTCAGTCAGCATCATTCCTTTATCGTGACCCTTGATATATTTGAATTTCTTCTTTCCTACCCATTCGCCTGGTAACCATCTCTTATGCTGCATATGACCATCTTCGACAAAACTGGCGTAAATGACTGGATTGAAGATTACTACATATAAGGAATCACCTTTTCTAAATACTTGACTTAGCTCCCACCTCTCTCTCAAGTTTCCAGTGTCTACTGGGGTCAGTGACTTTGCTTGAGCTAACGCCCTTAGTCCCATCTCAGTTAGAAAGTTTCTAATAAATACCTCATGCTGCTTTTGTAAAGATTTTAATCCATCAAGTAACTTTTCAAACTCTCTTGAGTCAAATCCCATTAAGCATCACCTACCTCTATGATTTCCACCTCTTTATGCGTCACATAGATGAATGGTAGATTTGCTATCCCCTCATAACTCATCATTGTATTTCCGGACTCATCAAGTCTATTGACCACCAATCTATCTCCTTTTTGGATATCGACTGCCGGTCCGCAAAACACTTTGAGCTGTAAGTTAATCGGGTTTGAGTCTTCCAGGTCGCTCTCTGGGTAATCTCTTGATTCAAAACTCAAACGGCATTTGACTGCTGAATACAGAGGCTCTTCTGGCATCTCTATACCTTTGGTACCATCTGCATTTGTCACACTCTTGTGACGGTAGATACTCATCGTATCGGTATAGGTAGATGCAATTATTGAGCTAAAGCCCGCTATCTTCATCTACCACACCATCCTTCTGAATTTATTCAACTGTGATTGATAATTCATTACAATCTGGTCAAGGTTTGGTCTGTGACTATTTAGCACTTTTGCTCTTGAGCTGCTACCACCACCAAGTTGGATTTGGGTATCTCCTACTTTTAATGATGATACATCAGCCGCATCTGCTGCCACTTCGCCACCACTATTATTTGACTCATAATTGTATTTGATTAAATCTACCGCCATATTAGCCCAAGTATAATTTAGTGCTTTCGGTACCTCATCAATGCTACAATAGTTCTTGATTACTTGCTCAACCTCGCCAACTGCTAATGCTTTTTCCAGCTCAGTAATGGTAGCATCTGTAATCTTTAGATTTACGATTTCTAATACTGTCATTACCTCGCCTCCTTTAATTATTGAGCCTTAGCTTCAGCGATTGCTTCGATGAGCTTTTTTACTCCCCAATTACTTTTGTATTCAATACCGAGTTCATCGGCCTCATCTCTCAATAGGTCCAATTCAGATTTCTCTGGTTCTATCTCGATCTTTGGTTTTACCTCGATCTTTGGTTCCTCTTTTACCCATCCGCCTGCTTTCTTTAGGTCAGCAACATCTGAGTCACTGACCTCGAAAACAGTGTTAGGAGGATAAATTGAACCTTGATATTTTACGGTTTTACCAAATGATATCTTAGCCATTATTACCCCTCGTTTCTAAATTAAACCGCTTTGATTACGTAAACGTCATCCATTCTCTCAAATGACGGCAATACAATCTCGGAAACCACAGTCTGAACATTGACTGGATGAGGCTCTTTAATTGTCGTAATCGCAACGCCGGTATTTACTATGGACACAGATGCATTTGCAGTTCCACTCATAAGGTCAAATTCCTCAGGAGTTGTACCGTACCAAGTATTACCAAGAGCGTAAGCAGGAAGCAATGTAGCGTAACCATCTGGGAAATATTTCTGGTCTACCCCTTGCTCATCCTTAAACATCTTATCGTAAAGTGTGATGGTCAATCCGGTCTCATTCTCAATGAACTGCTTTGCGGTATTTCTTGTAACTATCATTGAAGTAGCTCCAAGAGGATTCATTGCTTTAGCAATCGACTCAGATGCAATCATACCCTTAAAAGTTGTGGTATTCATCAATACCTCTACGGGTCTGACGCCTTTAGTCTCTGCCATCTTCTCTACTGCATCAAGCAAATCATTGATTGGGTCTGATGTAGCAGCATTTGCAAGAGTCCACTTAGCCGTAGTCAATAGTTCAACATTGTTATTGGTCGCCCATTCTCCGTCAGCATCATAATCATAGTTGTAAGCAATGTCTCGACCATTTTCAGCAGTTGCTGTAATACCAATCTTACCACCGTAAAGAAGAGACATTCTCATTCTCTCGGCCTGTACCATTGCTCCATCAACCAGATTAGTAACATCATCAAAGATTCTCATAATTGTAGGTTGAGCAAATTGCTCTCCCTTAGCAAGTAGAGTCTCAATATCCTGGCGGTCCTTCTCACCGATTCTCATTGCTTCTCTAAAGAAAGGCATCTCAGTGCTGAGTTCCTTAACACCAATACGGTCTCTCAAAGGAGCCTTAGTATCAAATGCCGCAGGTTGTAATGCTACTGGCAAGTTATTTCTACCTTTAATCCATCCAAGGGTTAATCCAGTTTGTTTAGCAACTGGAAAGTATTTTGTACCAATCATCGGATCCTTCATATTTGCGTTTACATCTGTCCAATAGGATGCAATCGCTTTACTATCGAAAATATCATAAATTGATTTCATATTGTCTTTCCTCCCATCTCTCTAATATTATTAAGCCGCTGCCACTATTGCGATTGTAACTGCCGCTGCCAAAGTTTTACCGGTGCTAATAATTTCAGCATCTGGTAGTACGGTTACGCTTCCCGCCTTTGCTGCTGCCGTTTGGTCAAGAGTAAATGTTACCGTCTGACCATCTGCGGCAACCTCAATCTTGGTTACCTCTACCTCAGTGGTATCTTCACCTGTAATTGTCCAATTAGTAAGGGTCTCAGCCCCATCTCTAAATGTAGCATTAGCAAGCTTGAATACAACCGGGTCAGGGTCTGCAGTTGCTCCTACAGTGATAGCCGCTTTTGTGCCGGTAAGGGTCAATCCAATGCTAATCAATGGATTAAATGTGATTTGCTTCAGCGCGCTGATTGCATTTGCTGAAGGAACTGCAGGAAGGGCTGCTGTCTTGATGAAACCATGAATAACTACTGCCATCATAGCATCCCCATCAGTCACATCATAATCATTGAGTACAACACCGATTGCGGTTGAATTATTTGCAGGATAGATTGTACCTGCCTTTACTACATATCTTCCATCAACCAAAGTCGCAAGTCCTGGTGTATTAGCATCTGCTTTTGCATGCTTGAAACCAAGTGCTACGTAATGGTCTTGAATTGCCAGAATCTGTTTAGCTGGCGCTCCATATTCAATTTCTTTCATTTTCATAGCCATAATATGTCTTCCTCCTTTTAATTAGTTCCGGATTCTCCGGTAGGTTTTACGCCCATCATACCAAGTTTAATTTGTGCCAAGCTCTTTCCATAAGATACCGAAGGGTCTCCGCCTTTACCGCCTTTGTCACCATCTGCCGGAGGGTCTCCTGCCGGTTTCCAACCCGGTTTCTTATCGGTACCTGGTTCCTCTTTAGTCTCAAATAGAAATGCTTTTTCTTTACGGATATTCTCATGCTGCTCTTTGAAACCACCAGTGATTTTACCGGTTGTCTCATCTATGATTACCTGCTCTAAATTGAATAAGCTCATAACCATATCAGCATCGTGAGGTTTTCCGCTTTCGTCTTCGAGCAGTGCTAATTTAACGGCATTCATCTTTCTTTCCTGATTGAGTTTAGATTGATACTCTTTATCCTTGGCAGCATTGTCAGTTTCAAGAGCTGTAATCTTTTCCTGTAATGCTTTGGTATCCCCCTCAAACTTCTTCAAGTCAGTAATTTGAGCGTCTCTTTCCGCTACCTGCTCTTTAGCTGTCTTGAGTTCTCCATTGACCTCATCGAAACGATGTTTTGCTACGTATTGTCCATCGATCGCCTCCTTGTGAAGCTTTAGGATATTTGTTGCTTGCTCCTCAGTAAATCCCGCTGCCAGCAATTGTTCCTTTGTCATTGATATTCTCCTTTCGATACTACGCTTTTTTCCGTGGTTTCGTCCACGATATATCGTCTAATCATATTATATAATATTATTGGACAAAGTTCAACCATTTTTTGACAAAAAAAAATAACCCCGAAGGGTTATAATTAGAATATATTTTATTTCTCATGCTTCAACGGATTCTAATCTGCGTAACTCCGACCTCATATATTCGATTTCTGCTCTAACCTCTTTACGCGCAGCGCCTTTTAATTGTTTAAGTTCTGCCTCTGCGACTGCTATGCTTTTTTTTGTGTTTTCAATTAATGTTTGTTTTCTCATTTTATTTCCTCCTTATAATTGAATTACTTGATTTTATAGGTTATTTACAAATTCTTTTGCTAATCTTTCCACCATTCCCTCAGTCGCCCCATTTATACCCTTTCTTTTTATTATCTTGCCGCTCTCATCATAAACTTTTAATATCCCGGTGAATCCATTATCTGCTAAATTATCAATCGCTTTTATTTCTATTTCGTACTTTCTCATCTTCTTTTCCTCCTTGAGTTTTGGGAAATGGGTGAAATCCCTATCTCTTAATAATATTATATAACATATTGATTGATAAGTCAAGACCAATGTTACAAAAAGGTAAAAAAAGAAGTAATCTTTCGATTACCTCTCTTCATATCTTGCTACAAATAATGGACACTCAACCTGGTTCTCGGCATAATCTTTTGGTTTTGACTTAAACTCCTCGCAACTATCTTTATTGATATTCTTCCTACAATCAATACATTGAGGTCTAAATATCACCTTGAGTTCCTCTGGTTTCGCTTTGAATCTCTCTTGACTCATTTCTTTTTTGTTCATTATCATCACCTCTTATCTATTATATAGAAGAATAGATTAATCTGTAAACTTCTTATCCATGGAATGTGCTCTCATCTTTACTACTACGTAATCTTCTATGATTTCTATATCCAGAAACTCAAGTCGACTACCTACATTTAGGACCGCCTCTGTCTCCTCATGGTTATATGTCATAAGAGCATTGGCTCCTTTGTCAGCATAGATTTCGAGTTGATACTGCCTGTGTTTGAAGTAGTTGTCTTCAATATCGTAACTCGTAGATATAAAACTATTTGCCTCAAACATTGCGCCTGCCACGTGAGATGTAAATTCCTTTTTAGCAACCGCTTTATCCTCTTGACCACTCAACGCCCCGGTTATTTTATTGGCAACCTCTGGATTTCCGACCGCTAACTCAATCATTCCTTCAATAGCATGCTCACCAACCAATCTCACGAGTTTGGTGTTCTTATGGAGATTTGGAGCCTTATCAATATAATCCTTAAATGCGTCAATCTGATTTATTAGAATTTCATCAAATCTACTAGGAGATACCTTACCAGATTTGATATCAGTATACCTACCACTATATAAGAGTCTATTCATGTGAAAACTATTAACATTCCCCACATAATCTGTATACACCCCCGGTAAAAGATACCATTTAACATCCTCACCACCGTAAAACGCTTTCATAACTTCGATGATTTCCTCTTTAGTCAAGAGTTCATACTCATCAGGGTCAAATGCTTTTAGTATCTCATCTGCCACTAATGCCTCGGTGATGGAAGATGCCATATCCATTCCCTTAAACTTTGCCCTCTGAGCGGTTACCTTTTTCTTAAATGATTCAGAACCGTATTTATCTACCCAATCGAAGAACTTGAGATTTTCGCCAAGTCTGACGCTTCTCCCTTTTCCATCATCGTCTCTTGCTATCCTATCCTCAATCAACTCTCCTATATCATCATCATCGAAATGAGGGACTGTGGTTGACCTGCAATATGGATGTAACGGAGGTAGATTGACTCCTACCTTTGCTTCTTTAATCTCGAAGACCTCTCCATCAAGCTCTCTGCAGATATCGGAAGTCCTGCTATCAAGAGTAGCAAGATATCTGTATTTCTTAACTATCCCGGTATCCTTATACGCCTGTAGACTCCCTTTATTGCTGATGTAATTGATTTCGGTACGTATTAGTCTTTGAGCATTTGAATAACTTACATTGAGTCGGTCTGCAAAGTCTCTTGCTATATCATTAGGACTTCTACCTCTAACAAACCCCTGAGATAACATCTGTTCGATATTATCGGTTAGCTTTTTCTTGTCTGCCCATATTCTATCACTATAATTCTGACCCAACCATTTTTCTCTGATTGCAGTTTCTAATTGCTTACCGCCTGGCGTTGTAAATGATACTCCAACCCCTGCTCTCTTTTGAGCATCAAACATCGTTCTAAAATATCCATCTTCATAAGCATCCTTGAGGGTATTACCAAGACCTTCATTATATCCGGTAGATAGGGTCTCAATATTATGTCTGATATTAGTCACAAGTTCATCCATTTGTGAGATATATGCTCTACCCGATAACTTCTTGAGATAACCACGATATTCCGCTGTAAACGCCTTATCTCCGAGTCTTTCTACCTCATCAAGGTATTTTCTCGCCTGCTTTTGGAAATCCAGCAGCTCATCTGGTTTGAGTCGTCTACGTGCTGATGCGAGGGTAACTCCGGTCTCATCTGAGTGCCTTTGATAAAATGCCTGGACCTCTTTTCTGATTGACCGGATGGTTTCTTCATATGCTTTCTTTAATTGTCTTTCATATTGAGCCGCGGATTTCTCATTCTGTATCAGATTGAGTTCAGACCTCTTCTCCCAATACTCTTTTGATGATATTGCAGGCATTATTCCTCACCGCCTTCTTCTGAAGCCTCCTCACCAAATCCTGGGACTACTCCTTCCCCCATGACCTCTTGCATCTGTTTCATCTTTTCTTCACTCTCTCTGCTCATCCTATCGCCTTCTTCTCGAGCATCTGTAACCCAAGGATGATTTGCTCTGATAGTCTCATCGCTAATAATACCAACGCTGTTCTTGGCATCCAGGATAACCTCTGACTCATTTACAATTCCGTCAGTATTGAAGATGATATCAAATTTAGTTTCGAGGAAATCACCAAATCCCTTATTTAGTAAATCAACCTTGATAAACCAAATCAATTCTTCCAAGGATGCGGCAAATTCACTGGCCATATCATCTGTGTCACTATCAAGGTCTGCGTATCTAAATTTAAGTGCTACTCCTGAGGCGTTACCAAGACTGACCTCTTGAGTATCTACCCCACTACCTGCCTCGTAAATATCTTTCCTCAATCTATTAAGATGGCTATCGAGAGCGGCAACATCAAGTGGGGTAGTCAATGCTTTTACATCGCCATCGCCGGACACAAAAGCAGTTCTAAATATATTCAGATTCTGCGTAAACTCGGTCTTATCGGTACCATCATAATTCT